ATGGTATAACAAGTCATTACGGTATGGAGTCCTGCCTTTCCAGTTAAAAAGGCTGGGATATACAGACCAAGAATTTATTATGTCTCCCGAAATAGGGATATATACATTTATTGCTAACTCACTTAATTACGATAGGATTGGCGGGATAACTATTGCCAGCTTTGGACTTGAAGAAATAGGTGTTGTACCTGAAGTTACCTATGCTTTCCTGGTTACAAATAATGGTGAAATATTGTTAACCGGTGACGGCAGATATATAATCGCTTTAGGAGCTTGACATGGCAGAGATTAGAACCGCATATTTTAAAACATTACCACATGCAGAAAATTTACTTGAAACTGACATAGTACCCATTGAACAAGATGGGATAACCAAAAAAGCTGAGTTTGGAAATATAAGAGATTTAATCCAAGGAGATATTGCGACCTCAATTTTACAGTCTGCCCATGAAACAGTGAATAATGCCATTGAAGGAATTGGAAATACCCTAAAAGTGATACAGCAACGAGTTGATACAGAAAGAGATGAGCGAATTGAAGCAGACCTTTATTTGCAAACCCAAATTTACTCAATAATCACAGGCGGAATAACATCTCTATCATTTACACCAATACTTCAGGCATCAGGCAAGCGGGAACTTGTTTATCGAAAAACAAAAATCATTGATGTTGAAGCATTGATTGGAAATACATTAATAAACGGAAAAGATTATTATGTTCATAAACATACAATAGACAATCAATTTCTTGTATCATTAGTAAAAGAACCTCCATCTGGATATGAATTAATTGGCGGATTTCATACACTTTGCGCAAATGCTGGAATAGGGATGACTTACGAAATGGGCGATCAGACGCTTCAACACCCACTAAACGGATTTTTAGCTGGTGACATTCTGCCACAATCGGTCTGGTGTCTCAACCACCGTCCCTTCAGCGAACCTGAAGGGACGGTCTACATTCCCTCCTTGGATTTTTGGGTTGACATCTACTTGCAAAGCGGCAGTGGTGCTAATACCAAGTCCGAGTACCAAGGAGCAATAACCCGTTCCCGCCAGTACGTGGACTTCGTTGAAGATCAATTCTGCGTCAAGAAAGAGCTTCTTGACGATGGCGAGTTTGCGGCCGCGATGCTTGGCTCGAATGAACAGACGGCTGTTGCTGGAGCTAACGAAGCTGGAGCAACGACCAACGGTGCGGGTGGCCGCGTGGACACTGCTGGCCGCAGGATGATCAGCATCTATGGTGTGGAAGAAGGATGCGGCAGTCTTTGGCAATGGCTGAGAACTACAGGAGGCGGTGGCAGGGACGGTTACGCTTCGCCAGTTATTTCAAACAGCGCTAATTATGGGCCGTTTGAGCAGGCAGGTGGCAAAGGTTCTTTTTACGGCGTTTGTGTGGCCTTCCTCGCGGGTGGTGATTGGAGTAGGGTGGCGGCTTGCGGTTCGCGGGCTCGGTCTGCGGATACTTCGCGCTCGAACACGTCTGCGAGGCTCGGCGGGCGGGGGCGGAGCCGCGCGATTCATTTAGCTTATTAAGCGTTATGCGCTATAAGGGGTGTTGTGTTATTACTTGTCTTGCTGGCAGGAGGCAATTGGAACAATGCAGCGAATTGCAGTTCCCAGTCGCGGAATGCGAATAACGCTCGTTCGAATGCGAATTCGAATAACGGCAGGCGAGGTCGGATACGTGGCCAACTCCACGGCTGAATACAACACCTTGTCGAAAGGCAAAATACGAAAAGGAGTGTAGGCATTGTTAGTAAGTAATTGAAAGTGATGCCTACAGTTTAACATGAAAAGACATGGTAATTTAAGGAGAAAATATGAATATTTTTTTGGTTAAAAACGGAAATGAAATTTTAGTTTTCTATAATGAAACTGAAATGAAATCTGCGGGTTATGATGCAGACAAGATTGTAACCGATGAAGAGTTTAACTCTAACGGCTGTTATACAAGAATAATCAATGGAGAGATTGTTGTTGGAATGACAGAGCAGGAGAAAGAATTACAGGAATACCAGGAAGAAATCGATGCGCTTGATGCGGAATTACGAACGCTCGATCAGCGATATTTAACGCCCCGTGTCCTTGCCGGTGTTTCAACCGGCGATCAGTATACAATAGGGCAAGTGGGAAAACACGAAAATGAGGCATCACCATTACGCAAAACCAGAGAAATGCTAAAAATAAAAATGGATACGATCCGTGCAGCCCATTAACTTCTCCCGCCTATTCCAAAAAGATAAGGGTTTCTCTCTCCCTGTACTCATAGAGCTAAAACACCCCGAAAAACCAACATGGTACTTTACCTCTGATTACAGCGATGTAAAGTACCAAAATAAAATCTACAAAGCAGTTCCCATAACATACAAATTCCCAACGTCAAGGGATGGTATGCCGCAAGGGGGAACTTTGGAAATCGACTTTGATCAACAGCGGGAAATAGGCAGCGGCGAATACGAAGAATTACTGAAATGGTTTGACGAAGCCGACTGGCAGGCATCAATGGATGTGGTAGCGCTGATAAATGAGGAAGGAGAGATTACCCCCATATCGCAGCTAACCCAGCAGCATGGATCGGTAACATGGGACGGCTCTAAGGTGAGCTGGGCGCTGGGAACCGATGACCGGATGAATATGCAGATAAACGCCTGGCAGTTTGATCAAGATGCCCTCACAGGATAATGTTTCTGATTTAATCGGCATACCTTGGAAAGTCCACGGTAGAGACGAGGGCGGCCTAGACTGCTTTGGCCTTGTCTATCTCATTGCCCAACGCAACGGAACCCCGATACAAGACCCTGTATACAAAGGGTTTGACCCCACATTAATGAAAATGGCTGAGAGCATAGGGCTGGTTAAAGTTGACCGGCTAGAAGCCGGTACAGTGCTGGAGATTGAAAAAGACGGCAGATTACATCTCGGCTATGCGCTGGATAAAGAAAGGATGATCCACTGCACCCACAATGAAGGGGTAATTGTACAAAATATTGTTGATTATAAAATAAAGGGATACTATATATTTAATGGGCGCACTTAATCTATTCAAAGGATTAGAATCAGAACGCAACATTATTGAAAATTTCTCCGGCCCCCTGCGTAAACTCGATCTCGATTGGGATCACGTACAGATACTTAAAGGCGATCAAGAACTCTCACCAGATTATGAAGTGCAGCCAAACGATGTAATTATTATACAGGAATATCACGGATTATTGGTAACGGCTATTGTATTAGGCGTTATTGCTATAGGCGTTGCGGTAGGGGTGGGAATCTACGCCGCTGAGCAGGCCAAGAAAGCTGAAAAAGAAATGCAGGAGGCGCTTAAAAGAATAGGAAAAGATAATAAACAAAAAGACGTTGCCGAAATCCCGATGCTTGCGGACGCAAGGAATGATAGAGCAGATGGAAAAAACGCCCCGATAATTTTAGGCCGCCACCTATTCGCCCCTTATTTTTTATCAGAACCATACATGAGACCCTCCGGCGATGACGGGGCAGACCTGTACTGGTACGGGTCGTTTTTATGCGGGCAGAATGGGCTATGCTTTGAAAAGATTAGAAACGGCGAAATTGATCTGAAATCTTTTTCAGGCGATACGGCGCAAAAAGGGGTGTTCAATTTTGACAATCCTGGGGGAGATGACCCGCCGTTTTACACGCCTGAAAACTTGATTGAGATAGCGCAAGAGGGGCATGAATTTACCAATACTATATTCAATGAAAAATGGGTTGATTCTCTTGGATCGTCTGTAGAAATAGGGCGAAAGAAAAAAGACGGCGCTGGTATTATTGACGGCATCTACACGGACGATGATGGAATTGATCCGGTAATACGTGAAACAGCACGTTTCCCCATGCGGGCTGAAATAGAAATCATGGTTGATGGACTGCACGGCTGGGATTCTAATAACGGGGTAGAGACACCGGCGACAGTAGACATTTCCCTGTTTTGGTCACAATCAAGTGAGGGAGGCTGGACAGAATTCTCTCAATCAGAATGGGGGTATCGAAACTTAACCAGATCGAAGGCCACACAGATGCGGTTTTTGGCTAAGATCAATTTCCCCCCATCGGTGTACGCAAAAGGCGGCGATCCGGTATTTATTCGGGCGGTTAGAAATTCTTATATGTACTCAGGCAATTACAGGGATCGTGTGTATCTCAATGCCATACGAACCCAGCAGTACAACCCCAGCACATCGAATAGCACACAATTGATTGCAGCTAAAAACCTTAATGACAGATTAGTAAATAAGTTTTGTCGTTTAGGGATAAAGATAAAAGTCAATCAGAATACGCAAGAAAATTTAGATCGGTTTAACATCATCGCTTCAATGACGGGCAGAACATGGGATGAGAATGGAACCCTATCAGAAACCAAAACAAAAACATCAAACCCCGCCGCTGTACTGCTGGAACTGATTACAGGGCTTATCCACACCACATCAAGGCATAAGGACATAGAACTTGATCTAAATAGTTTTAATAAATTACACGATTACTGCATGGGCAGAGAGGTCAAACTGGAAGGGGAGGGGATACAAAGGTTTAACCTTGAATGTAATGGGGTCTTAACCTCCGGCACTAAAAAAATTGACGCAATAAAATCTGTTTTAGCTACCTGTGACGGCGGGCTGTACATAGACGAATTTGGCAAGTTATCAGTGTATTATGATCACATCCAATCTACTCCGATAGCGTTATTAAATCCTCAAAGAATAGTTAAGATGGTTGACCAGCGATCGCTAAACCGGAAAGCGGACGGGTATGCGGTAGAGTTTGTCGATCAAGACGCTGGCTGGTCGCAGACTACTCATAGGATACTGAGACCAAACATCGAGGCAGAACCAGGGCTGAATACCTACTCCCCCATTAAATTAGACTTTACGACCTCCTACGCGCAAGCCATGTGGCACGCCCGCAGAATGATGGCGAAAGAGATATGGAGGCCGGGGGAGGTCAAGTTAACGGTCGGTAAGGAAGGGCGGTACTACAAGCCGGGATCGCTGATAAAAGTCCAGCATGAGCGGTTTAAGATTGGACTTGGTTCCGGCGAGGTGATGACGCTGATAACGGAGGGCAGCCAGGTTATTGGCTTGCATCTCATGGAATCATTCGACATTGCCGCCGATAGGGACTATTGGATTGAATACTATGTAGTTGACGGAGAGCGAAACCATGTAGTAACGAAACAGATACAGAGCGTAGGGGAGCACACGAATAGATTATATTTTACTACCCCCATTCCCCTTAGTTCAACAGATGCTCCAGTATATGAGAATATCCTCTCAGTTATGCCCGGCGAAAAAGGCCCCGCGAGAATGTGGGAAGCCAAGAGGTATCTGGTTGCCGATCTAAGCGAAAATGAAGACGGGTATGATCTAACCCTTGTCCCCTATGCCGATATAGTGTATCAAACAACTTCGGTTGACGAGATACCGGATTATAAAAGTTCAATTATCAATTCACCCCCAAGGTTAATAGGCGATCAACAACAAGATATTAGAGACCTACAATTAGAAGCGTTAAGAGAGCAAACCAGCCCCGAAAGAATTGACAGAGTAGCGGGGGAGGTTACAGCGTCAAGATCACCGAGATACAGGGGAGCGTTTACTACTATAGGATTTATCAATGATGATGGCAGGGGAGAAATTGGCGGGCAAATAATGAATCGCGGGGACTGGGTGGCTTATCTGGGAACAGGCGGGGGAATATGGAGACCTGATTATTGTTATAGATGGACAGGTGAAGAATGGGAAGAAATCCCCATAAGCGAATCATCTCCCTATATGGCAGCCCTGTCAGATATGACACGCAATACAGAGCCGGGGGTATTTTCCCATGTGTTTACAGCTAAACTTATGGCGTTGGAAATAGTTACTACTATACTTGGGGCAAAAAATATAATTGTGCATGACGGCGGTACAATACAAAGTGAAAATCATTTACCCGGAGAAAGAGGATGGTTGATAAACGAAAACTTAGTGGAAATTCAAACTGCTATTATAAGGGGACATTTTACGGCAGATAGTTTGTCAGCAGGGCCGCTAGAAGTTTCTCATGCTGAACCGGAGACAATTATTAGGAATTTTTTAATCGGAACAAATGCCACTGATATATTTAATACAATAAGAACATCTGGAAAATGGAATGTTGACGAAGATTATAGCGATTATAATGGCCCAATAACAGCAATTGAATTAAGGGGAACACGCCAACAAACTACCAGCGGTTATATAATAACTACTATAACCACAAGTGAAGTTGTAGTATTTAGGGGGGCAACGGAAGTTCTTATTGCAAAAAGTACAAATACAGAAATATTTAATGGGTATACAGGATCTTGGAATGTATCTGTTAATCATGATATAGTCCTAGCTTATACTCTAACTTTTCAAATATTATTCACTGGCTTAACAATGAAACTATTCGGGTTACCAGTATATCCAAATGAACCAACAGGGAGCGGGATTGTATATAAGTACCCCATCGGATCGCCTGGGGAATATCAATTAAGAGTCAAAGATTAATTATTATCTGCCAAATATTTTAATTGAATAAAATCATTGTCATTATAAAGTATCAAAATTTCATTTTCAAATTTCCATTCAAAAACAAACATGCCATCATAAGCCAATACTAATACCGGATTGGTAATATCATGGTTAAATATTACTGTCATTATATTGTCGTCATATGAATAAGCACCTGCCCAATATATGTCATCATTAATCCATCCATTTTTATTATAACAAGTTACATTATTATCTGTAAAAACAAATCGTATAGTATTATCACTAAAATATTCCCACGTCCCTACAAACGGATTAGTCTCTATTTGTTCACTCATACCACCAGTATCACAAGCCATAAATAATAAAACAATACTCACTATGATTAAAAAGCGTTTCATTGAATTACCTCTTTTGCTTCAATTTCATCGACAGCGGCTTTTTTTGCGCCAGCCCGCTCATTCCTTTTCGCAGCCTTCCTTTTCTGTTCTAATTTTTCCCCTCTT